ACATTTAATAACTAACTAAAAATCAATTAATTATGGCCACTACAACCAGTGTGACTACAACTTATGCGGGCGAGTTTGCCGGCAAATACATTGCTGCTGCTCTTCTATCTGCACCAACATTAGACAAAGGCGGTATCACCGTTATGCCTAACGTGAAATATAAGCAAGTTATCAAACGCGTTGCTACTGATGATATCATCAAAAACGCTACTTGTGATTTCGACCCTACGTCTACAATCACTTTGACTGAGAAAATCCTTCAACCTGAGTCTTTCCAAGTTAACTTACAACTTTGTAAAACTGACTTCCGTTCAGATTGGGATGCTATCCAAATGGGTTACTCTGCATTTGACGTTCTTCCTAAGTCTTTCGCTGACTTCTTAATTGCACACGCTGCTGAGAAAGTTGCCGCAGGTATGGAAACTTCAATTTGGCAAGGTGTTAACGCAACTGCAGGTCAGTTCGCAGGTATCATGACACAATTGACCACTGATGCTTCTTTGCCAGCTGCTCAAGAAGTTGCAGGTACTACTGTTACTGCTGCTAACGTTATCACAGAGCTTGGTAAAATCGTTGATGCTTGTCCTGCTGCCCTTTACGGAAAAGAAGACTTGACACTTTACGTTTCTTCTAACATCTATCGTGCTTATGTTCGTGCATTGGGTGGCTTCGCTGCTTCAGGTGTAGGTGCTAATGGTTACGACAACAAAGGAACAAACCAATCTTTGGGTGATGTTTACTTTGATGGTGTTCGTGTATTTATGGCTAACGGTCTTGCTAACAACACTGCATTGCTTGCACAAAAATCTAACCTTTACTTCGCAACTGGTCTTTTGAACGATATGAACGAAGTTAAAGTTTTGGATATGGGTGACCTTGATGGTTCACAAAACGTTCGTGTAATCATGCGCTTTACTGCTGATGCTAAATACGGCTTTGCTTCTGACGTTGTTACTTACGGAATCACAAACTCTGCTAACTAATATTAGCTTAACTTAAACTAACGAGGGAGGGCAAGTCCCTCCCTTTTTTATAACATTTAAAATTTAAAATATGTCTTGTGAAGTTGCAAATGGTCGCTTAGAAGTATGTAAAGATGCGGTAGGTGGTATTGATGCTATCTACTTTGTTAATTACGGAGACTATGACCCAAGTGTAGACGTTGCTTATGTAGCTGGTACTGATACCATCGACACAATCGCTAACGTTTCAAACCTATACAAATACGAACTCAAAGGAACTAACTCATTTGACCAAGTATATAACTCAAGCCGTGAGAACGGTACTACATTCGCTGAGCAAACGCTTACCGTTACCCTTAAAAAACAAGATGCTACAACGCATAAAAATGTTAAGTTGATGGCTTACGGACGTCCTCACATCGTTATTAAAAACCGCAACAACCAATTCTTCCTTGCAGGTTTAGAACACGGAATGGAAATCACTACTGCAAACGTATCTAATGGTACTGCAATGGGTGATTTGAATGGCTACACATTGACTTTCGTAGGAACTGAGAAACTTTATGCTAATCTACTTGACTGCTCAAACGAGGCAGGTCTTGCAGGTGGCGCAGGAGACGTTTTTGGTACTGCTACTATTGTTACTGTATAATTCGTTTTTTCATAGCGTGAAAGGGGAGGCTTCGGTCTCCCTTTTTTATTTGGAAACAAAACGTTTTATTTGACTTGTAGTAGTATGATAGTTTTAACTACATCTACATCAGCTCAGACGTTTTCATTCATTCCTCGTGATGGGTTTAATACAATGATTCTAACGGATGACCAAACAAACACACCAGTTACCGTAGCTATCACAAGCTCAACGCAAGGAGACTACATAAACACGATAACTGCATCCTTCGCATTAAAAGAAGGACACTTCTACGACTTAGTTCTAAAACAAGGAACTGACATCGTCTACAAAGACAGAATTTTCTGTACTGACCAAAACATAGTCAACTTCTCGGTTAACTCAGGTGAGTACACTTCAAATACAACCGCTAACACATACATCGTTTATGAGTAACATACACGTTTTAAACCTATCTGCCTACACCGCTCCTACAATTGAAGAGAGTAAGAGAGATGCTTGGGTAAATTATGATGGTGCAGACGGAGGCAGTTACTATCAGTTTTTGATTGATAGATACACTAATTCGACCACAAACAACGCTATTATAAACAACATCTCACGACTTATCTACGGAAAAGGACTCTCGGCTACGGATGCTAACCGCAAGCCTAACGAGTACGCTCAAATGATGACCTTAATCTCTAAGGATTGTTTGCGTAAGATTGCTTTAGACAGAAAGTTGTTTGGTCAATTCTCTATCCAAGTACACTACAACGACAAGCACGACAAGATTCTTAAGGCTTATCATATTCCTGTTAATTTGATTCGTGCTGAAAAATGTAATAAAGACGGAGAGATAGAAGGCTACTACTACTCGGACGATTGGTCAGACGTAAAGAAATATGTACCTAAGCGTTTTCCTGCGTTTGGATTCGGTAAGGAGAAGGTAGAAATCCTATTCTCCAAGCCTTATGCCGTAGGAATGAAGTATTATGCGTATCCTGACTATCAAGGGGCAGTACCTTACGCACTATTGGAAGAGGAAATTTCCGACTACCTAATCAACGAAGTACAAAACGGATTCTCAGGAACTAAAGTAGTCAACTTCAACAACGGAGTGCCTACATTAGAGCAGCAAGAAATCATCTCTGCGAAGGTTCTCGGTAAGTTGACTGGTTCTAAAGGTCAGAAAGTGATTGTAGCCTTTAACGACAATATGGATACTCGTACTACGGTTGAGGATATTCCATTGAATGATGCTCCTGAACACTACACTTATTTAAGCGAGGAGTGCTTGCGTAAAATTATGCTTGGACACAACGTCACGTCACCACTATTATTCGGAGTTGCTTCTACAAACGGATTTTCGTCTAATGCTGATGAACTTGAGAACTCGTTTATCCTTTTCAATAATATGGTGATTAAGCCTTTCCAAGAGGAAATCATTGACGCCATTGACAAGATGTTAGCCTTTAACAACATCTCGCTTAACCTATTCTTCAAGACTCTCAAGCCGCTTGAGTTTGTAGACTTAGAAAATGCAGTTACTGAAGAGCAAGTTGCAGAGGAAACAGGTACGGAGCTATCGAAACACGAAGCTCTTGATAACGAAATCGCAGATGCACTTATTGACTTAGGTGAAACCCCTAACGAGAATTGGCTTCTAATAGACGAATTTCCTGTAGACTATGACTTAGATGACCAAGAGAACGAAATGCTCTCTAACGAGCCAAAAAGCACCTTATTATCGAAAGTATATAACTTCGTAACTACAGGTTCTGCACGTCCTAACGCAAAGTCCGAGCAAGACGAAGTAATTGACGGAGTAAAGTTCATTACTCGCTATGTTTACGCAGGTGAGACAAGTTCTAAATCTCGTCAGTTCTGTCAGAAAATGATGACGGCACAAAAGATTTACCGAAAAGAGGACATTTTACAAATGGGCAACCAACCTGTAAATGCAGGATGGGGTGCTAAAGGCGCTGCTACCTATGACGTATGGAAGTTCAAAGGCGGTGGCAATTGTCATCATCGTTGGAACAAACAAGTATATGCAAGTTTTGAGGGTGTAGGCATTGATGTTAACTCTCCTAAAGCTAAACAAATCGCAGGTAAGAAAGCAGAGAAGTTTGGATACGTTGTTAAGAATAATGCTTTGGTATCTAAAAGACCAGTTGATATGCCTTACAATGGCTTTTTACCTACTAACCCTATTTACGGCAAGAAATAATGGCAACGGCACTACTAATTACAAGAGACGATATAGTTCGTTTTACGGCAGTCAACGGCAACGTAGATACTGACAAGTTCATTCAGTTCGTTAAAATCGCTCAGGACATCCACATACAAACATACTTAGGCACTAAACTACTTGAGAAGATTCAAGCAGACATCATCGCAGGTACACTTACAGGCAACTATGAGAGCCTTGTAGAGACGTATGTAAAGCCTATGCTGATACATTGGTCAATGGTTGAGTATCTTCCTTTCGCAGCGTATACAATCGCTAACAAAGGCGTTTATAAGCACTCATCTGAGAACGCTGAAAACGTAGAGAAAAACGAAGTAGACTTTTTATTAGAGAAAGAGCGTCAAATTGCTCAACACTACACGGAGCGTTTCATCAGTTATATGTCTTTCAACCAAGATTTATTCCCTGAGTACAATCAGAACGTTGACCAAGATATGTACCCTGACACTACTAACAATTACACTTCTTGGTTTATATGAAAAAGAACAGACCAAAGGGTTTAAAGTATAGCCCTAAAAACACGAATGTAGAGAAATTAAGAATCTATTTAAGTAAGCAAAAGAATGAAAACTAACTCAGCTCTATTCGTCTTTTCCTTGTTTGCAGTTCTTGCACCTGTAAAGCCTATGGTACTAATGGCAGTTGCTACTATCATCCTTGATATGTGTTTTGGCATTTGGAGAAGCGTAAAGAAAAACGGATGGTGTTCTATTCGCTCACGCAGGCTATCTAACACGATTTCTAAGAGCCTTTTGTATAGTGGTGCTATAGTATTTATCTTTCTGCTTGAAAAGTTCGTCTTAGCTGATTTATTAGCTTATTTCATTTCAGTTGATTTATTACTGACTAAAGCATTTACTGCCTTCTGCGTATTCACGGAAGTTAAGAGCATTAACGAAAATTACTTCTCAGTAACTGGTATCAATGTTTGGGAAAAATTTATGCAATTTGTTAAGCGTAGCAAAGAGCAAGTAGAAGAATTGAAGTAACTACACTCGACTGCTCGCCATAGGTGAACACCGAGAACCCCCCTGTGGTACTGCTGCAGGGGTTGATTAATGTCAACTTATTAACGCAAAAAACTTGACAAATGATAACAACCGCACAAGCCTTAGCAAAATACGGACAACCCAACGAAACGGGAACGTATCTAACTACAATCAAACTGCCTTATCCAATGCGTATTGCTTGGGACACTAAAACAATGGTAACAAAGATGCGTTGCCATAAACTTGTCGCAGATGCGTTTTTAAACGTGTTTAACGAACTTTTAGAAGTCTACGGGTATCAACGCCTTGTCGAGTTAGGAATTGATTTGTACGGAGGATGTTTCAACTACCGCAAGATGCGAGGCGGTTCGTCTTGGAG